TCCCCGGACCTGTCTCCGTAAAAATCTGCCTGGACATCGATCTGTGTTGGCCCGATAATGGTGGCGGTCTCTGACGTCGAATCGTAAGTGATTTGCGGAACACTCAAGTCGTGCTCAAAAAGTTCTGTCAACACCACAAACGGCGCGGACGGAGGAGATACTCGGTTGACTTCGCCTCTTACTACCGGGGCAGACCCTACGAATAGAGAAATAAACGTTCCAAGCACGTCAATTATATCGTCTATGGTGGTGTCAACAGTAAACATTACATCTGCCTCACAATGGCTGCCTTGGTCCACGTCGGCCAGGATTCCAAGACCTTCACCACCAACCACGTTTCAGAAAAGTTCGGGCCTCGAAGCACCAAGTCTCCGCCAGTACCTCCCGGCCTGATCACGCCGGCCAAGGTTCCCCGTAGATAGATGGCCTGTATCGTGCCTTGGATATTAATCCCTTCCATCTGCCTGAGATCAACGCTATCAAGCGCCTGTATATTTGCGGGCACTGAAACCGCCGGTGCGTAACTCGGCACTTGTTTTCTTCCCGTTCCAACCGTGTAGCCCGTGGATCGCTTTACCTGTACCGTCTCGGGAGGCGTTATCGTGCCTGAAACCGCGCTGGCTATTCCGAAAAGATCCATCAGACTGTCACCTTGTACCCTATAGACTTGAGCATGTGTCCGGTCCAATTAAGCGGCTTAGCCTGCGTGCCCGTGGCCAATTCTCCACCTTCCTGGACTTCTTTCTGTGCTTTCAGCACGTCGCGTTTCCGAATCTCTTCGGGATGGTTTCCGAACTTAGCCCGTAATCGCAACGTGGTAAGAGAAAGCCCAGGGCTGGTGAAGTCGTTAATACTCTTTTTTAGTGCTCCGTCGATATCCCTACCCATGGTCCCGAGCACTTTTTTACCATCATACCCGTCCAGCTTGGCCAGCTTGGCAATTTTTGGACCCCATGAAGGCTTTTCCTCTGCCACCATCGTCCTGAAGAACGGCCTGGGCGGAGACGGGAACTGTCCACCATGGCCGAACTCGTTCCAAAAAGCCACCATCGCAACCGGTGTCCCATCGGGATATTTTGACCCCTCAAGAAATCCAGCCGAGAGCGTCCCCTTCATATTGCTCCCGATATCTTTCAGGGTTTTTTTCATGACGCTGCCGCCAGTCAACCCACTCATCAGTAAACCGTTGGGCGTGCGACGTACTGAAACCGCCGCAGATTTAATGTGGCCTGCCAGAATGCCGCACCATATTGGGTCTGGGAAAACCAGGAATGAGTGCCCGGCGTCTTATACTCGAAGGATGCAGAAACACTTCCTTGGCTTCCCTGGGATACTCTGCCCACCGGGGCCGGGGTTCCATCTGGCCTGAGAGCCCCACCGAGCGCCCCGATATGGGCCGTTAACATGTTCAAAAGCATCGCCCTGCGGGTTAAATCTTGAACAGGGCTATTATCCGCGTTCGAAAGATATAGCGTTGCCTCCGTAAAGTATTCGGAGAGCAGGCGAGTATCCACATTCAGAAACTCGGGATATCTCGCCTGGAAGACTCCGGGATCAAAGACAACGGATGGCATGGCTAATCCTTGTCCGCAGGCGTTACGCCGGCGTTTTCTTTTGGCATCGGCTCAAGACCTGTCTTTTCGGTTTTGTTGAGGTCTGCGGCTTTTCCGGCCGCTTCGTCTGATGTTCGGGCCTCGAAGACGGCGCCGCTTTTCAAGGGAGCGCAGTTTTCCATCTTGGACTTCCACTTGGACCAGAACGCCTCGGGAACATGCGTTTCGGCATGCGTGGCGCCGATTATTTTTGAACTGTTGAGGCCTGCGAGTTCCACCCGGGCCTTGGTGTCCGGGTCCTCGATCCGCCACCCGAACGGGAGCCGGCTGCCGATGATGATTGTTTCCTTTGACATGGTTTCCTTTCTGGGCTTAGACGCCCAACATCTGCGTAATCAGGAAGGGCCGGAAAATGATACATCCCCAAGTTCCCTGGCTTTTCTTCTGCCGGAAACTGGACATTGCGATAACCACCGGATGCGCCCGCAATTTTTCGGTAAAGGCCGTGGTCGCGGTGCGCTGGCCCTCGATTTCATCGGCGATAAGCTGCACCAGCTCTCCGGACGCAGTGGAGTACTCGGGAGCGGTCTTGATCGTGATGCCGGGATAGGCGGTCTTGATCAGCTCGCGCACGGGAACGTTGTACTGGTTGGTAATGGTCATCGCGACTTCGGACTTGGGCGACATGGCAAGGGTCATTTTGGTGTCGAGATCAACCAGCCCCTCGGCTTGACTCTGGAGATTCCAGAACAGCGTTTGCACGTCGGCCAGGACCTCCAGGTTGGTGGCGTTAGGCACACCAGCCGAGGTAACCCACACATTGCTGTTTCCCGCTGCTTTTGTCCCAGGCGATAGCGCAGTCGTCAGCGCCGGGTCGTTCAATAACCCGTAGTTTTCAAGCCCAGACACGCCGAAGAAATACGTTTTGTTCTGGTATTTGTTGAGCGTAAGAATATCGGCGATGTTGAGCCGATTGGCCCAATCTATTCTGGCAAGGGCTGCTCTTTCGAGTTCACGCTCTCCCCACTGGGTGATCACTTGGTAGTGGAAACTCTGGCGTTGGGGCCAGTTGACGTTCGCCCCGGCGACTCCAGACTCGGAGTAGTCTCCATAAGCCGCAGTATGCCCGGTGCTTTCCACGACGGGAAACATGGCCGTCTCTGTGGTCCAGTCGCCCTTTTTGATCTCCTCTCCAACCACCTCGGCGGCCTTCATCGGGGAAACGAGGATCTCAATCAATTTGGGATCGATGTAAGTGGAAAGAAAAGCAGGAATGCCGCTGTTCGAAACGGTGACAAGCGACGGCTGCGCATCGCAAGCAAGAGTTCCATCGGAGGCAAGCCCCACCATATTCACGGCTTCCGGGTTTTGTTCCTTAGGATCAACGCCCATGAAGTGCACGCCCGCTGTCCGGGCAAGTCCCTTGAAAAGTGTGTTCATTTCGTTTTTCTCCTTTACCGGGAAATGACTGCCAGTTCGCCAACGGAAGCGCCCTGGGCGATTATGAATGGGGTTTCGACGTAGCCAGAAATGGTGGCACCGGCATTACCGGGCTGCATGGTGCCATCGGCCAGCTTTGCGAAGGCCTTCTGATCCTTGGTAGCATTGGCCACAGTGACGGTGACGTAGTAATCTCCGGTGCGCATCAGGGTCACCGGAAAGCCCTTCGGGATGTTATTTCCGCTCTCCTGGAGGTAGGTGCCGATCAGCGCCTGCTGCTCACGATGCACGAAGCCATCGGGGGCACCGCTTGACGCCGTGTTGTTGACGGTCACACCATCGGTGTCTACCCACCCGAACAGCCCGACGTTGACGCCATTGGTTCCACACACGAAACCGGCCTCGGGCGCAACCACGGACGCTCTCGGGTTGGAGCTTGCAAAGTCGCCAGCAACAGCAGGGGCCGGCTGGGTGTTTACTCTTGATTGAAAACCACTCATTTGTTGATCCTCCTTTTATCGGCCAAACCGAGCCACGTTGGGGAAGCGTTTAATCAATTCCGCCGAATCCTGGGCGACCGGCGCGGGCTTTTCCTGCTTCTTGCCGGAAGCCACCCGGAAAAGAGCCTTGAGCGCTGTCACGTCCTTGATACCAGCGTGATCCACCTTCAGTTCATCGAGCGCCAGACCGTAGACTTCGTGAGCCGGGGTTCCGGTCTTGACTTCCCCCACCACAGAGGCAACGGCCTTAATCGCGTCAAAGCTTTCCACGAGACCTTTCCGAAGCGAGTCCATCGCCTTTCCGACCTCTTCTTTATCCATTTTCCCATCGTCCTCTTTTTCTTCTTGCTCTTCGTCCCCCGTTGTCGGCTCGGGAATCAGTGCCAATATCGCATTGATGACATCATCATCGACCTTTCCGGCCAGCATAGACTTGACCTTTTCCTTCGGATCTTCGTCGCCCTCTCCCATGGTCTCCGGTGCGGGCTCGACGGGCTCCGGATTGTCCTCAACCCCTATCATAGCATCGAGCATGTTGTCGAGTTGTTCCGGGTCCAGCTCCACATCGAGAGCAAGCAGTTTTTCGACAGTTTTTTTCTTGTCAAAGGTTTTTCTGTTGGCCTTTCCGACAAGAGCCGGAAGCGCCGAGTCCTGAGCGAGTGTTTTTGACATTCCGCTCAGGGAAGCAAAGATCGCTTTTCCAAGTTTTGTCATCTTCATCGTTCTCTCCTTAAAGGTAAATGGGTTTGAATCTGCCACCAGCACATCACTCCCGGCCCGGCCGGCCTCCACCTTGGCCAGGTGGTTTCCTTCGATTTGCGTCATTCGGCCATCATACGGAGTTCCTTTGTATTCTCCCGGCTCCATGATAGGAACATAATGGTAGCAGCATGATAACTCACGCACCTGGCCCGAGTCAATGCCCGCAATCGCCGGATCTTCCCAGAAGCAAAGGTCTGCATCCAAATACGGATAGTTGAAATCCACATCAGAACCGATGGCGCCGATAATCTTGTCTTTTGGCAAGTCCTTGGTGGTGATAGGAACATGCTCGGACAGGATCGGAAGCCGGGCAAAAGTTGGAGCTGCTTTTTTAAGCTCTTCCGGGTCTCTGAACATCTGGTAGATCTTTTCAGGGTCCAGCCCGAGAGCCTGCCAGCCTGGGATTTCCTCGCCATAATATGGATTGACCGCGGCCTTTGATATGTGTGAGCGTTCTACATGCAGTCGTCCATCGGTGTCAATTCGCCTGTTGGCCTTGTCGAAGGCAAACGAGTCCCCGGTGTACCCGTTGGAATAGGCCGCTTGAGCTTGTTTTTCTGCATCGGCGAGGGAGGCATAGCACTTCCCATGCTCGCCCCACTTGTAGCCTTTTCCGCCCTCAGGTAATGTGCATGACATTATCGGCATATCATCCTCATATCGGCAATACCGCGCGACTGGTGCATCTACAATTTATAAGCTGGCCAGGCAAGATATATTCCCCATCGATCAGGCATCCTTCGTCCACCTTGAACTTTCTGCCGTTCGCCGCTACATGGGATGGCCGGGGTTCTTTCCCGCCATGGCTATGCATCCATATGGCTTCCTCGATGCCAAGCTCAAGTTGTCGCGTGCGCTGAACCACAGCGTTTGCCTTGTTGCACTGGTCCCTGGCAATAAGAACCGCTCTCCGGTCGGCTACCGGGTGAAGCTCTTTCAGTTCGGAGGTGATCGCTTGCAAGTCTCTCCCAGCAGTATATCCACGCGATACAATGCCTTCGACCTTACCGAAATACTGTTCAGGAATCGATTCAATCAACCCCACGTTGTCGGCCAAGCTGGCCTGGAATGCATCGTTCATTGCCGGAGTCATCTGGAAATCGACCGACCATCCCGAGTCTTTAAGCGCTTTCCTGAATGCTGAATTGCTGGCCTTGTAAAGTCGGGTGACGTAAAGTTTTGCTATCGCCGCGCCCTCGTCTTTAAAAACCTTGTACCATCTGCTCTGAAGATCACGCATCGATGATTGTGTCTTCTGAAACGGCGTACTGTCTGACGCCAGCCTTGAAACTCGGGGCTGATTCTTCCGGTATGCCGCCGTGATAAACCACTCCACCGATGCGGTCATCTTGGCTATGAGCGCCTTGATCGCTTTTCGGTAGGCCATCTCAATGCCTCGGTTGGCATGGATGGCTCGGGTGGTTTTAGGTTTCCTAATCGGCATCTTTTTCTTTCAATGGGTCAAATCCCAAAATAGCCACGATGGAAGGATCTGTCTTCGGGAGTTCTTCGTCGTTGTCCGGGGTATTGTCTTCCTGGACATCATATTCTTTTTCTGGTTTTCCGAAATACACATCAGGCAGTTGCATCAGGATTTATCCTTAAGAAGACTGACGGGTCAATATAGCTTTGAAGCGCAACAGTTGGGGTGTTGCCTAACACTTGAGATACTTTTTTAGCGATTGCTTTAACTGTCTTGATATATTCTTTTTTGTCCTTCGGCTTTGGAACTGACTCAACAAGCTTTTGCGCGGTTGATGTCCCCACATATGTCCGAAAGTCCTTGGTTTTGAATTTCCCGTGATCCAAAGAATGAGAGAAGTTCAAAAGGTCTTTCTCGTTGATGTTTGGGAAAAGTTCTCCGCCCGCTTTCTTTTTCTTCAACAACATATTTTTTAATTCAGGGTCAGATACTTCCAAGTCGAGATTCACGCCCTTTTTCCCTGTGAATTTCAATGAAACTTTATCGCCGTCCACTACCACATGGTCCGCCGTAAGTGTCGTGGCGCCATAGGCCTGAACCTTTGCACCCGTATCAGTTTTTGACCCTGGCCTGATCCCCATCTTAGAGATAAGTGCCATGCAATCTGCTGCGTCTTTCGTCTTCTGGTTGCTCGATTCCTGAGCGGTCTTTATTTGGTTCATTACATGGTCATGCTCTTGAGCGAGCATACGAATTCTTTCGAATTTCGCTTCAGCCTGTTTGTTTTTGAACTTTTCAGAATAAACATATTGAGACCTGCCCTTTGAATCTTTTCCTATTGCCAGAAGATCGGCATCCGGGTTCTTGCTGATTCGCACATCCGTCCAGGCAGGAGGCAGTTTAAGCGCCTTGATGTAATCTGGAAAATCTTTCTGGGAAACCGAAACCATTTCTTGCTTGCTGGTTTGGCTGGAAGTCCCAGAAGCGCCGCCTCCGCTTCCAAATTTCCCATCATCCCGACGAGGGTGTTTATTCTCTTCCCAATCTGCGTCCTGTGCTGGACCTGTAACACCTGCATCGGTTTCCATCGCCCCTTTTCTTAACTCTTGCGCCTGTTCGGGGTCCAGCTTCAACAATAACGCCTGGAACTCTCCGATGTGGACCTTTTCCTCTTTGGCAACGTCCAGCAGAATCTTTCTGACTTCCTCATCGTCGGATTGATCAGCCATCTTTTCATACAGATTGATGGCATCTATCTCGGCCGCTATCGCGTTTCGAAGTACCTCAGGCAATGTATCGTCTGGGCTTGATTCAATCAGGTTGGCATCTTGAGCGCCATCCTCCTTGTCGGGCTGTTGCTCACTGCCATCTTTGAAGTTTCCCGGGTCGCCCATCTCAGGCTCATTCGGAGGCACAATCTCCACATCCATGTCCAGTCCATCATATCCGCTTTCCGGGTCATCAGCCAAACGTTGGCGCTCCTCTGCCGGATCGATCACGCCGGCGTTGATGTATATTTCGGCAGACTGAGAGTTTTTGAGCCGGATATCGGATTCTTCTGAAGGCGTCATTTGGTATAGCGGCTTGAAAGCAAACCCAATGTCCGGGTCAATCTCACCGAAAAGCGAAAGCTGGGTCACCTTCAAGATGATTTCAAGTGGCTTTTTCCAAAAAGATTCCTGTGTCGCTGAAATCCAGTCATAGAATATTCGGATCTCGCCGTCACTGCTTGCATTTAGTCCGCTGGGAGATATTCCCGTCAGGATGATAGCCGGCAGTCTCGACACCGAGCACATATGCTCTTGACTCTGCGCCTGCAATTCCGACAGGCCTGATATAGGGGAATTGAGTTGCATCATGTCTTCATTTTCTTTGTCGAGCAGCATCAACCCCTTGTTGCTTCGGGTGACTGTGAAAAGAGTCGCCCGGTTCATCAACCCCGTTCCATCATCGTCGCCTTGGAGAATGCTCCCCATAGATGTTTTGAGCGCGGTTATTGAAAAGTTGTTGATCAGGTCCGAAACACTTTGCCGGGTCCGCAGCCAATTGTCCACGTAGGGTTCGGCCAACTGTGAAAGGCTCATGCCCCGGAAGTTAAACGCCGGCTTGAGAATGTCTGGAAGTTCCCGCGTAATGACCGTGAGCAGTCGAGAAGAATGGACTTCTTGACCGAGCATGAACCAGCTCGATGGCTTGTAAAAACCAGGTGCGGCCGGATCAATCGCGTTGTAGACGCTGGGTGTGGTCCAGATTGCTTCCACTGGCATCACGCCTTTGAACGATCCCTTGGCTATCGTCCTGCTATCCAGGATCAATGGCTTGCTTCGGTCGGCCCCCTGAATATCAAGGAAAAACTGCGCCCCACCGAAATAACAATCGTGCTCTGCACCTCGTCGTAAAGCGTTACGGACGCCCAGGCGTTCAAACTCTTCTTCGATCGCCTTAATTTTGTCGCTTGAGTCCTCACCATCGCTTTCAGAAGATGTGAATTCGATCCATTCCCGAGTGAGTTCGGTCGAGAGTGCCAGTGCAAAGTTCCTGAACTCGGCCCGGGTGGCCAACATCGACAGGTATGGGAATCCCGGAAAGCCCCATCCAGGGTATGCCTCTTGAGCCAGCGAATAAGTAGAGGCAGAATCGGCCGCCAGGACCGGAGCGGTGCGGCCGGCAGGTACCACTCCAGCCGGAATGGTCGGAGGTTGAATGGGGTAATTGTACCGCTTCACGTCTTCCGCAACTTGGGCTTGCATCTGCTCTTTGCTGACAGCGCGTTTAAGGCCCTTGAGATATGCTTTGATGTCGGCTATCATGCGACCCTTTGCATGGCGTTTGCGATCGCCTTCTGCGTGATGTTGAGCTTTCTAAACTGCGCCTGAATGATTGGCTCAAGCCCGTACCGTATAGCGTCAATGCAGTGATTAAATTTATCCACCACAAGCGGTAGCACATCACCGGTAAGCTTGTCAACCTTATAACTGTAGAGCTTGCACTCCTCGGCTGTCCTGGGGCATCGGGGATGGATCACAATCCGCTTGAAGGATCGAAGAAATGCAATGCCGTCCTCAACACTTCCCTCCCATTTCTTTGCCCCTATGATTCTCGGATAGCCATGCCTGGCGACATGACTGATCGTTTCAGGTCTGGAGCAGTCGGCCCGGATCACGTACTTTTTCGAGTCTGGTATATGATCGAAAGCCGCCGGCGTATCGTCCAGCTCGATACCCACTCCCCATACTTCCTGATCGATGTAAAGCATGTGGTCATGTATCCACATTTTGATGAGTGTAGTAGGATCGTTGGCAAATCCCCAGTCTGCTCCGAAATATGGACCGTCCCACTCGGGGGCCGGAACGAAGGATTGCACGATGTATTTCCCGGCCAGGATCTTGGCATCGCTTCGTCGATTGACCTCGCCCTCCCAAACATGGTTATAGGCGTCAATGTCAACGGAAGCGAGATAGTCCTTTTCCTGAAGGAGCACCTCAGGGAACCATGGGTTGTCTTGCCATCCGATTTTCACTACCATGGAGTTAGGTGGTGTGTTGACAATAAACCGCTGATAGGTTGGGTCCTCTTCGGCGTCCGGATTAAAGGATACCCAAATTTCGGAATCCGTCTTCCGGATGGTGGGGATCAGCTTCTCCCAAGAATCGCTTGAAACCTTCTCCGCCTCCTCCACCCAGCACCGATCAATGCCCTCAAAAGATTTCAGCTTGGTGATGTTTTGTCGAAGCCCCGCAAAGATGAACTCAGAACCATTGAGGCTCTTAATGGTGGTTTTTTGAACATCAAAAATAGAAGAAAGCCCGAGCGCTTCGATTTGCTCGGAAAGCAGTTTGTGGACCGAATCGGCTATCGAGTTTTGGAATTCACGGGTGCATAGGATTCTAAGCGGTTTTTGCACGGCTTGAATCAAGAGTGCCCGGGCATACCCCCAGGACTTAGCTCCGCCACGACCACCATAGGCTACCTTGTACCTCTTTGGACGAAATAGGAAGTCCAGCTTGGCGGGGAACCTTGGGGTTGTGACGATTCTTTTACCCATCGTTTTCCGATTCTACAAACTGCACGTTGACCTCAACATTCAATGGCGATTCCTGATCGCCGGACAATTCGGTTTTGTCTTTCTGCCCCAAGTATTGTTTCCCAAGCCAAATTAGCATGGTTGTATTTCCAGATAGGGCTATTTCATGCTGCTTTCTGCGAAGGCTCACTTTACCGCCTGCGGATTCTTTTTTATAGTAATCCGCAAAACCCATTTTTTTTTCTCGCTTGACAGCACGTTCAATTGTATCCACGCTGCAATCATACCACCCGGCTATTTCTTCAAGCGTTGCCTGCATGAAGCAGAGCTTTTTAAACTGCTCCCAGTCTATTTCAATTCGAGGACGTGCCATCGGCCCCCTCTAAAATGGCTTTGTTCCCGGTAAACTCTTCCCATCGCTTTACGGCAACGTCCACATAAGCGGGCGAAAGTTCCATGGCATAGCAGCAGCGGCCCGTCATTTCTGAGGCGATGATCGTTGTCCCGGAGCCCGAAAATGGCTCATAGATGGCTTGCCCTGGGGAAGAATTGTTTTCAATCGGTCGCCGCATACACTCAACTGGCTTTTGGGTGCCGTGGCCAGTCTCGCTTTTTCGGTGTTCAATGGTCCAGAGCGTGCTTTCTTTTCGGCTTCCTTGCCATCCTGCGGAATTCCCCTTTTTTACGGCGTACCAGCATGGCTCATGTTGCATGTGGTAGTGCCCGCGACCGATAACAAATCGAGTCTTTGCCCAAATTATCTGCATCCTAATTTCAAAGCCGGAAGCGACCAAGGAATTATAAAATACCATCTGCAGGGAACCCGCAGGGTGCCACACATACGCAGCAACACCTGGGAAAAGAGAATATGCCGCAGACCAATCGGAATTGTTATCATTGAGCAGCTGCCCTATGGCGCGACCGCCATCGGGCTTACCGTTTGCCCTATCCGCTCGGTTTCTCCAGTCAGGATCATAGTTGACACCATAGGGAGGGTCCGTTACCATCAGACCGGGCTTGACGCCGGCTAAAAGCCTTTCAACGTCCTCGGCCTTAGTCGAGTCACCACACATCAATCGGTGATTGCCAAGAGTCCAAACGTCGCCAAACTTTGAAATCGGCTCATCTGGCGCGTCTGGAACATCGTCAGGATCGGTTAAGCCTTGGTTTTTTTCTGGTGCCAAAAGGCTTTCAATCGATGCAGGTTCAAGTCCTGTCATTTCAAGATCGAAATCAAGGTCTTTGAGATCTTTGAGCTCAATTTTCAGTAGATCATCGTCCCACTCGGCCCATGAAACGGATTGATTGGCCAGAATTCGGAAAGCCTTGATTTGCGCCTCGGTGAGATTGTCGGCAAGGACAACGGGGATTTCTTTAATGCCAAGCTTTTTGGCAGCCTTGAAGCGAAGATGGCCATCCACAATGGTCCCGTTTGACATGGCGACAACCGGCACGCAGAAACCGAACTCACGAATAGCGCCTGCCATCCTATCCACTTGCTCATCGTTGCGCCTTGGATTGCGAGCATAGGGGATCAGGCGGTCAACCGGCCATGTCTCCATTACAAGCTTTTCGTCAGCCATTGCCTTTTCCAACGGTTCCCAGGTGCGCAAAGAGCCCCACGATCACAGTCCCGATCAGATCTTTCGCCCATGCCTGCCCTGTCCATAGCGATGCAAGCCCAATCACAGATACGCCAACGATGATGGCAATGTCTCGGTTGGGTCGGGGAATGTAGTGATCTTTGACAGCGGGCTTTTCTGGATCTTTTGGAATCAAAGGATTTGGGGCTTCTTCGGTCATTTAGTCGTCTCTCCTGCGGTAAGGATGGTAGAGTACCATTCCGCCATCGTCCTTATGAGTGTGACAGTCCATGTTGCATAAAACTCCGGAGATCTTACCGGTCAGGGTTGTCCGGCGCTCTTCGCACGCTTCCTCTGATACCAACTTTTCGAGCTTGGCAATCAAGCGGCTGGTCTGCCAGATCTGAAGTGTTTGAAGAATCCCTATCAGGGCGACGAATATATATATGCCTTGAGACATACCCATCAACTACCACCATATCGGAGATAACACTCAACGGCTAGATCCACTCTGGCTTTGCCGGCTCCCGTATTCCATCTCTTTTTATAGAGTAAGGCCAAAGGCACAATGTCGTCTGCATCCGGCAGTGGCTCCGGGAATCGCCAATAGTCTGCCCGGGCCATAAGGGTGGCATACCTTAGATCATATGCCAAGCGCTCTGGGTCCGGGACCATCCATTGATATCGATCGCCCATGTGGGATACGATGTCATTGTGTGTAGCCGGCTCCATCTGGTAGATGCCGAGTGCCGGTCCGCCGATCTGAAAAAGATTTTCTCCGCAATGGGTTTCCGCAGCGGATGTCATCATGAGCAAGTTTACGGCAGATCGAGAATACCAACCCGGAACGACTTTTAGAGAGTCGGATATCACACGCCGAAGATCATTGGGGCTTATGGCCATAATGGTCCCGTTTGTAAAGATTTTTTCGATTGTGCTACCACCCCCATATCACCGCAACACATTGTATGTCAATCAATTTTTAATGGCAGTCCCCATATCCATAACCCACCATAATAAAAGCGCATTCATTTTCGTGAACATTAAGGTTTTTCGTTATATTCAACAAATCAAATGGTTTGATGCTTGTTTTTTTTCATGGTTCAAAAATATGAACCCGAAACATCAGAAATCTGGATATAAAATATCCACATGCATGTGAATAGGGCTATCACCATTATCCGATTGCGCATCAAACGCCTTGATATAACTTGATATAAATATTTTTATGGCACAAACGGCACGCTTGGCACATAGGATGCAATACCTTATATCAACGGCAACCAACTAACCCGAAAGGAGCAAGACCATGAAACAGTCAGCGCTCAAAAAACTTGTGGAGGCAGCGGCAAACAAGGCCAAACAAAATGCCATAGCCATGGCTGGATCAGATAACCCTCAAATCATGATAGCTCACCATGATGCTATGGCCACGCACGAAGCACTGTCAGCTGTCCTCGAAGCGATAGGCGGAAACACCGTATATCTTAATATCCTTGCTGGATGAACATAATCACACCTACCGATCACCAACCAATCAACCCGAAAGGAGCAAGCCATGAAATACACAGTCGCCGCTAAAAGGATTTACGATGCCGGTCGTGGCATGATCGAAGAAACCATCTATGAGGATCATGGCCTGTCAGAAAAAGAGGCTAAAAAAGCGGCTAAACGCCTTGCCACTGATAAGGACTATCATGTTTACGTATCTTTTTACCGCCCCGAGGATGGGCAATATGGATACCTGAACCGGGATGGACACGCCATTACAGGCGAAAGATGGTAACAGCAATCAAATAGCCCGAGAGGAGCAAGACAATGGAAACACCCGAAGAATACGACTTCCGCAGCCTATCACAATTGGCCCAAGACACAATCACCGATCTGAGGGATGATGGCTTTTCGGATGACCAGATAGTCGCAGCGATGTGCGATGGGGTAGCTGTCCGGGAACTCGGCCTTGATCAAGATACGGTCGAAGAAATCTATAACCACCTTGAAATGCCATTGATAGATCTTGAGCAGTTGGTAAAGGAGAATGAATACATCCCAGAATGAGGAATGGATGGGAAAGCATACCTTGACCCGTTGCCGTAGGTCACCATATCGTCCCGGCTGGGTATCTCTTCTGGCCGGGACAAAGACCCACAACATAAAAGGAGCATACCATGTACCCAATAGACCGTGAATACATACCAGGTACAGTCGAAAAAATTAACCAGATGAACAAGTGGGTTGCCGAAAATGCCAAAACTATCCAAGACCTTGTTATGGATGGAAGGCTAATAGCTGGTGGTGAAAAACTTGACAAGCGAACCATGGACAAAATCAACGCCATAACCCGCGCATCCGGGTTGCATGTCGCACTTGTAAAGGTTTGGAAATATTCCATTACCCTCGAAACGGAAACGTGTTACCCCACCGGTACACGCACAGCTAAATATGCCCGGGTTGTCACCATTCTTGTCAACTTGGCCGATAAAGAATGGAAGCGATATGAAATTGAGGTGCCCAAGAAAACAACGGTCGAGGAAGTCGTTGACCTCATTGACCGACTCAGGATCCAAAAGGAAGTTTCGCAACTTGAAAATTATAGGCTCAAGGCGCTCGAATTCGAGCTTAAGAACTTTTCGAAATGACCTATTTTAGATCGTCCCGGCTGGATATCTCTGGCCGGGACAAGGAAGGGAAAATACCATGGCAAACGCAAGGATTTCACTATACGAGTACAGCGAACAAGATGAGGAAGGATATCAGGAACTCTGTACCAGGTCCTACGAGGTCCTGGATAATCATTTCTTATTGCACCCCAACGGGGACACCGGGGAACAATCCCCATATAACATCAGGATTAATGAGGATGGGTCTTTGTGTATTTCGAAAACATACAAAAATATGGAGGAGAGGTAGGTTACAGTAAACATTTAAAGCCCATCTAACCACATACCGTCCCGGCTGGATATCTCTGGCCGGGACAAGGAAGGGAAAGACCATGAGGACAATGTTGTTGGAAGTTGTATTTATTTCGGCGATAATCGCACTATCGGCCACACTCACCATGCTATTTTGGTAAGCATATTGGAGCGAAAGGAGGGAGCTCAAAAATGAAAGACCACACCGGAGACACAAGGCAATATTCGCAACTATCGCGGGCTTTTTACGGGCCTATCCTGTTGAAGGGC